AACGCTTTCATAAAGTGTTATACATTCAATACCATCATCACCTCTTTTATGACCAGTAACACGCTCTAGCCTTTTTTCGTTACGAAAATCTCCTAGCCTCTGATCTTTTTTGCTAGGGCAATCAGGTATTAAAGGTTCTTTTTTTTTATCTTTTGGTATCTCTGCTTTTGGTGGTTTTCCCTCTGGTAACTTTTCTTGCTCATTAACTGGTGCTGCCTGTTCTGTAATAATTAAATTTTGTGCATCATAAATTAAAGGTGTAAATGATGGAAAGGGGCAGTCAGATATAACACCATTAGGATCATCGAATATAAGATTTCTGTTGCCTGTATTTCTTGTATCTCTATGGTAATAATTACAGCCTATGACATCAATATTAGAATGTTCGTAATTAGGAATGTAAGTCTGAGGTAGATTTATTTCTGGAATTACTATTTCTGGTATAACAATTTCTGGTATTTCCATCAAAGAGGCAATGATTTACCTGTAGATGTTGGTAACTTTTTATTAATCTGTGTTGGTAAAATTTCTGTCACTCTTTCCATAACTTCATTCATCACTCTTGTCTTAAATTGTTCTGAAGAAAAATACTTGTAAGCATAGACACCACCGCCTAGCATTGACGTAGAAATAATAAAACTTAAAATAGATAATATTTGAGAGATTTTTGCCATGGGAGAAGCCTTTGCTAAAGCATTAGTACCTGTCACTATTATAACTTTCTGCTCTATTTGTGCATTAGCTCCCCTTTATGTCACGTTATCTATGATGACTAGAACTTATACTTCAAACCAACCTTAGTTCCGTAAGAATTAGTGTCGTCTGTCACAACTGAAAACTCACCATATACATCAATATTCTTTGATGCAATTACAGAGCCACCAACTTTACCAGAGAAGTTTGTTTCTGAATCTGCACCATCTGGATTATTAAGATACGCACCACCTTGAATGTAATAGCTACCAAAAGCATTGCCATTCTCATAACCAAGATGTAAGTCAGTACCAGAGCCAGTGAAGTCTTTACCTGTATAAGAACCATTGTTCTCTACGTTTAAATAGAAACCAGCAAAAGCGGGTGTTGATAGTGCTGAAGCAGCAGCTATTGTTAGTACTTTTTTGAGCATTTTAAAAAAATTAAAATTATATACTAATTGTTTTTAATTGAAATTCAAGTCATTGTCTTTCCATATCTATAATTTGTAGAATAATATCTATATCTCTAGCTAAAACTCTATTTGAATCTGCTAATTCATAATTACTAAAGCTTAAAAAGATACAACCTGTAAAAACAAAAAAGGATGAAACTAAAACTATTGAATCTTTCATATTATGACCAAGGTACACCAGTTGATGTTGTAGGTGTTTTAGACTCTGTTATCTGTGCAGCAATAGATGTTTCTATTCTTGTCACTTCATCAGCACCAAGAGCAGCTTTAGCCCATGCTACAGCGTTATCTTTTGTTATATCTGCATAAGGAGTAAATGATCCACTATCACCTTCAGCAAGTCCTACAGAACCATAAGAAGAACCAGTATGATCTCCATCTGCATCACTGGCAGTCCAGTGAACAGTAGTTACCACATCAGATAAACTTCCTACAGTTTTCGTTGCATCTAAAGCAACTACATCCCAAATTACAGCCATAATAATTTTTAAATACTTTGATTATATATTAAGTGTTTTCTTGTTCAGAAACACCATCAACTTTTTTAAGACCTTCAACTAACTTTTGGTTGCCAATAATTTTAGTTGTAAGTTGATTTAACTGTTGTTGTTTTGCCTGTATATCAGATTGAATCTGCTGTGCCTGTTGTATATCAGAATCAAGAATGGATTTTGTTTCTTCGTATAGTTCTTGTGGGGTCATAAAAATTTTATATGTAAACGTATTATACTAAGCAGTTTCAAGTGCTTCAACCTTACCTATAAGTTCCTGTACAGCAGCTACAAGTAAAGGTACAAGTTTACTTTGATCTATTTGTTGATAAACAGGGTTGTTGTCGGAGTCAACCTCGTCTTTAACTCCAATAACTGCCTTAGCTGTAGGTGCAGTTTCTTGAACTTCATGAGCAAAAAATCCATCACAGAGTCCAAGATCAAGTGCATCTTTCCACTTAAATCTTTTAGGCTTTAATAATTTTATTTTTTCTATACCATCAGTTATTAAAACATCATCTTGCTTTTTTCTATAATCAGAAGTTCCACCGTAGGTTACATTCGCTCCATTAGTTGTAATTTGTCCATGTGCAGAAAAAGAAGTTCCATCACCAAATTGTATTTGTGATCTTGTTCCAGATCCATGATTATTCCAACATATTAAAGGAAGATGACCTGCTGCACCTTCAGCTTTTAAAACACAAGTATTTCCACTAGATTTTACACTTAAACCGCTTTCATTAATAAGAGCAGATGTACTATTAATTGACACTAAACCATTCGAGCCTATACGTGCAACTTCTGATCCACTGGTATAAAATTGAATAACACTTGTTGAACCAGAATTACCAGCTAATAGTTGCAGAACACCGCCTAAACCACCAGACCTTTCATTTCCATTCATAACTACTTGAGCCCCTCTGTTTTGACTACAAGCACCACCACCAGATAAATTTAAATATCCATTATCAGAACCATCTGAAGTCTGTAAAGTAATTTCTTCCGAAGTTCCTCCAAACAGAAGATGGCCAGACGAATCTATACGGAGGCGTTCATCAACATTAACATCGAAAATTAATGCGTTATTAGAATGTGAGTATCTTATTTGACCAACATTATTATCTTCTGGATCTCCAAAAGCTATTCTTCCAGTATTACTGTTTGGGGTATCTATGGTTATACCGGCATTACCTGATCGGCTAATAACTATATCATCAGCATTTGCATTAAAAGAAGAAGGACTTGTTGTGCCTAAACCAATGTTTCCAGCTCCTGTAATACGCATGGACTCACTAACTGTATTACCTGATCTTGTATTAAAAATAAAATCTGTAGTATTATTACTGCTTACTTTTTTTAAGGAAATTGACCCAATATCACCACCTCCTCTAGCAAAATTTAATTTAACAGCATCATTAGTATCATTTCCACCATGATTTAACTCAAGAAATGTTACAGTGCCATCACCGCCTGATCCAGCATTTACTTGCAATTTACAAGATGGGCTTGATGTACCTATACCAATTCGATCATTACCAGCATCTACATAAAATAAATTAGCATTTGTATCGCCTTCAATCCTAAAATCTACGTCTGCGCCACCTTCATTAAAGATTGTTGTAGCTCCTAACTCCATTCTTTCAACACCACCAGTTGCCACATTAAAAGTATCAGCAGCAGAACTGTAAATACCTGTATTTGTATCGTCATCAAAAAATAATGATGGTGATGAGACACTGCCATCAGGTAATGGCAAAGCACCATCAAATTTTCTTAAATTTACAAAAGCGTTATTTGCAGCGTTTCTAAGCTGCAACATTGAATCTGTTGTATTTGCAAAACTTTGCAGAGCATAAGTTGTTGAGGGTGCGGAAGATCCAGAATTATTTGAAGATATTGCCTGTAAAACGCTATTGATGTCTGAACGGACATTCGCGCCTGTGGAATTATCGATCACATAGTCATGTTGTGGAGACATCTTAGTTATACCAATGGATTTGAAAGTTATTTAATTATATTTTTAAAAGTAAATTACAAGCATAAAGTAATAACAAATAAAAATAAATTAATATTTAAACTTATTTTACTTGTATTCTTTAAAAAATCCAAGTCAAACAGCATTTCTTAACTACCACGCCCAAAGCCTGTAGCTGCATATTTAAAGTTTCTGTTTACATTACTAGATCCATTTTTAATATCTATATCAAAACCTGTGCCAGTGATGTTTGACAAAGTAAAGAAATCACCAGACGAAGCATTTTCTATTGTTATTCCTATTGATGGCAAAACAGAGTTAGCAGCTACACTTGTTCCTGACTGACCTGTAAAAAAACTATCTGTAAAAGTAACTGATTTTGTAGAAGTACCACTTGCGATAAATCCACCGCTTGATGCGGCTGCATTACCAAGACTTGTTTCTGTTCTGCTATCCAGTTCAGCAAAATATCCAAGCTGATCTATTTCAATAGATTGTGCGGGGTCAGTCGATAAGAGATCACATTTAAATTTAAATCCTCTTCCTATATATGTACCATTTACAAATTTTTGATAAGGTTCAAATTCTGCTGAATATGTGCAGTTCCCGCTTGTATTTAATGACGTTGCAGAATTTAAAATAAAAGTATTTGCATTGGGAACAGAGGCTATTAAATAATCACCGTCAACACCAGTTCCAGAAGTGAAATCTAAAGTTACAAGACTTCCGACACTATAACCATGTGATGACTTTGTAATTGTAATTGTTGTGCCTGCACCGCCAGAACCATCATTAATTGTATATGTGGCTGATACTGATAAATCAGGATCAGAATCAGTTGTTGCAACTGATAAGGTGGCGTTGACATTAAATGCTGTGGCTCCGTCAAAATCTGTCCAAGTATCAACATTTGCAGTCCTTTTATCAATTAAATCATTAGGCAAGAAACCTTGCGTTACAAAATGCCTACGAAGTTTTAAAGGTTGTTTTCCTCCAAGATCCAAAGTTGATTTGAAGAAGTATTGTCCACCTGTTAAAAAATCAACATTACCAAGAAAATCAAAATCTGCTATTGCATCAAAATCTGTTACATCATCTAATAAAGTTGTTGATCCTAAAACTAAACCATTAACTTCATCAGAGAAAAAACAATCGTCTCTAACACCTTGAAATGGTGGGCTGTCTAAATCTTCTCTATCTTCTAAAATTGTTAATTTTGGAAAAACATCAGGCTTAGTATTTATATTTTTTATTGATGCGGCATTTGCACTGAGTCGCCCGCCATCATCTCTGAAAGCAAGAAGATAAGTACCATTTACAATATTTGGCACAATTGACTCACTGATATTTCCAGAAAGTTCTGGGATAACATCAACTGCATTTGTAAAAGTTGCACCAGTCGTAAGGTTAGATGAACGGATTACCACGTTTCCACCATGAATAACGTCAACATCTGTTGATTTATCAAAACGTAGTCGTACAAACTGATCTGACAGAGGTTCTATCTGTACATTTTGCACATCTGCTGGTAAGGCTGTTTTACCAATAGTTGTGAATGTTGTGGTTGCTGGGTTTATACTTGGCTTTCCTAATGCGTTATAACTAAAAACTCTTATTTCATAAGTACCATTAAGAGTTTCAAAGATTGTAAAATCTGATCTAGTGATACGTTCAGAAATAAAGTTTTCATTTTTGAATCTATATTGCACCATGTATTCTGTTACACCGCTGACAGGTTGCCATTGAATAAATAATTTACTTACAGCCCTGTTGTTTAATACCACTATTTGCTCTGATCCTTGCAAACTGCTTGGTGCATCTTTTAGTGCAGTAAGTGTTGTTATTGTTCTTGTTGGCAATGCTGTGCCATCTTCTACAAAAGCATATTTATTAGGATCATGAACAACAGCAACTATTTGATAATTTAATAATTCTTGCTCTGTGACAGATACAACTCTAAAAGTTTGAAGTTCAACAGATGTATTTTCTATAACCCAAACACTGTTCGATTGTGGCACTGAACTAAATGCAGAATCTACAGTGATAGTTGCTCCTGACACGCTGCTTATTGTTTTAGTTTCTAATGTGCCGTCAGATAAAATTACAGATAAGGTTGCTGATCCTGATGTTGCTAAATCTGTATTGTTTTGATCGTCAACAATAATCTGAGTTGTAGATACTCCTGTTTTAATACGTCCTCCTCTTCTTACCCCTGCCCTCATAGGATCTGCGATATTTATGACAGTTCCCACTCTTACTATTGTTCCGCTTTCTAATGATGCTGTAAATGTAACTGTTTCTGCTTCGTTGTTTTGTGTATATAAAAACCAACGTCCAAGTCTTGCCGCTTGACCTCTTGATGTACAGGCAAAGCCACTTAAATTTTTTGTTACTATGCCATATTTTGCTTGCAATGCTGTATCTTCAGTTGTCTCATAATCTATCTCGGCTGTTTCCATATCAAAGTAAGAAACATTAACAACAGTAAATTTTGTGTCTTTACTAGCACTTGAATAAGAAAAACCAGCCTCAGAAACATTGCTTAAATTGTAGATATAACTTGGATCTGTAGGTTTATCACAGCTTATATTTACTGCCCCTGCTGAATAGAAAGGCATTGCTCTCATAACAGAGGCTAAATTATTAATGGTATCGTATGCAGCCCTTTGAGAATTTAAAACAACATTACAAGAAAATCTAGCCTCCGTACCACCAGCCCCATCATCTACTTGCTCACTTGCATATTGACTAGCAGAGAAAAAGCTAAAAACATCTAACGATGATTCTGCAATATGATCTCCAAAACCTTTAGAAGTAGTTAATAGATCATACAAAATCCAAGCTGGATCATTTGAATATTCTTTATCTGTTTTAAAAGTTCCGTTAAATGTACCGCTATA